TGATCTTGGCTTCGATCTCTGGGGTTAACATTCTCTTTTCCTTTTTGTATTTTTGAATTGAATCTTGGAGTAATGTCTTGATTGATTTCTTAAGCAAGGCTTGGCGATTTGCAGGAACTGATACGACACTAAATTCTACAAGCTCGGACTTTGTGTAAACAGTTACCTTTTGACCGTCGATTGTTTGCTCTTCGTATTCGTTTGGAATGATACCAACTGATACGGCCTTCACAAAACCTGCATTGATTAGCTTATTGAGTTTCTTACCCTCTTCGGTAATACACTCAATTTGAATTGTCGCTTCCAAGTTTTCGCCATTCATTGCAAAACCCAAACAGCGACCGATAGGCCACTTGTCCGAGTCATGCTGAGCTAAGACTATGGGATTATTTAGATATGCTTGATAGTCTATTCCGCTTGGAACTATGATAGTCCCATAGCGGTCTACTTCGGGAGTTGAAACTACGAAAGTATAGAGATCATTCTCTTTCTCTTCGTAGCCTTCCTCCATTTCGTAGCCGTCCCTAAGTTGTAGGTTCAGCTCGCGTGTTATTAAATTCATATTAAAACCTCTATTTTAATTACATTTCCACTGGGAATAATTGGCATCTGCAGTTGACTGCATTTGAAGCGCTTAGACCAGAGCCAAGAGGGCGCTTTGCTTTTTCGGTTTTGACTTCAATGATATTGCCTTCTTTATCTTTGACTTCAGTCACTACCGTAAAGTATCCATCCGCGCCTTGAGTCGAGCCTTCCATGGCGGCGTGTGCTGGTCTTACGCGGTTATCGCGTTGAGTTAGCCATACCATTTTGAAGCCTTCATCTTTGTACACGGCGTATTGCATTCCGCTTGTCACATTTGCGCTTGTTGTATTTGCAATTGCACGCGCTCTGCTTGTTTGCAGTGAGTCGAACTTGCTTGTTAGTATCTTAAATAATTCGTCTTTATCCTTACCAGCATTTGCAGTTAAAGTCGCTTGGACTTCTTGCTTGATAACTCCGATAGAATCTCGGATTTGAGCGCTTGACTCTTCGACAAGTGCAATAACCTCTGCAGTTGGAGGAACGCCGCCTTCGATTGCAAGAGTCGCATAGAGTTCGGTAGCTACTTGATTTGCGGCCTCGGCTATGATTGCATCATACTTTGCAAGTTCGCTATCAGGAATATCAACAGTTGAAAGGCTAATTACACCCTCATCTGCTAATTGAAAAACTTGCTCTTTGATTTGAGCTATGATCATCTCAACTACATTTTCCAAAGCACCAGCATTCGCTTCAGTTATCCCATCAAAGTTTCTCCAAAACAAATCCTTTGCATCGGCTGTAACGATAGGGAGTTTGGCGTTTGCCCTTGTTAAGAGTTTTCGTGCAACCACGGGCGCGGGAGCGGGATTTACGGCCGCGTTAAGCGGGACAAAACCATTAGCAATAAGCGGCGTATTGCCTTCAGGTATCGGATCATATCCGCGCTCGCCTCTTGCATCGTTGATCGTCTTAATTCCCCACTTAAGCTCGAACTCTTCTTGCCTCATATCAGCGTCGGGATCTGCATATTCATATGGTTGCGCTTCGATTAAGACATCCTCTTCCCAGCGTCTAAAATGACGCGTAAACTCTTCAGCAATGTAGAGCGCTTCGGGGTCTATCGTGTTTTGTCTAAAGATTGCGAATTGAACCTCTGCAGTTGCTCTGTTTTGGAACGAGCCATCGAGCATTCCAGGAGGCACGCCAAAGACTTGAGCGATTTGAGCGCGGGTATCTCGGCTTACCGCGTCATAGCTTACTGCAAGCTCGCCTTTTGGCGGTAGTTCTAATTGCATCCCACCACCAAGCAAAGCGCGGAGCTTGTAGTCTGGTAGTTCTTCATTCCATGCAGACTTAAGCTTTTGCCATTCGTCTTGGTCAAACCTTTCGGGAAACTTCGCAATAAGCGGCGGGACGGTATTATTCGCAAAGAGGCGAGCTAAATAAGCACTAACTTCGCGGTCTATGTTCGCATATTCCAAAGCGGCTGAAACAAGACCAACACCAAAGATATTCATTCCGATAATTTCTTCAGGACGCGAGGCGGGGTGGAGCTTCGCAAGGTGAATAATCTCCTTTTCAGGTATGGCGATATTACCCTCTTGCGCTGACTGATAAACATACCCATCAATGAAGTTATTTTCCCCTTTAATGACTCGCATTCTTGTAGGGTTAAGTACCCACATCTGCAAAGGCACGCGGTAGCCGTTTGTCGGAGTCCATATAAACGCATTGCCATTGATACTAAGCCAGTTTTCAATATAGCCAAAGACTTGAGAGCGTGTGAAATACGGATTCGGATTTGATAGCAGCTCATTAGTCCAGTGACCGCGTCCGAGTTCCTCTTTTTCCCAATTTTGCTCTTTGTATGCATCGAACTTGATACCGCTCAAAGCATTTGCTCTATGCTGCAAGCAAGCGAAAACCGTCCCTCGAAGCGAGGCGCTTAACTCATTACCGACTTGAGTCGCACCGATATTGCGAGAGCCACCCGACCGAATATACGGTCTGTCGTTTCTTCGCGGTGCAACTGCAGCCGCGATTCTATCTCTAAGTTGGTCAAGTAGACTCATACATATATCTGTGGAGTTTTGCGAATAGCGTTGAAGGCATAACCCAACGCGTCAATAAAGTCATCATGCTTGTCTTGCGGAGTGCCTGTAAAACTTAGCAGCTCCTCGGTAAATTCTGGATTGATATGAGGGACATGATAGACAAGCCCTTGCTCATATCGTGCCTCTACAGGCTGAAAGCGTATAACCTTATCTCTATCCGCTCTCACACCTACGACATTCATTTTAGTATTTCTTTTCAGCTCTTGAACCATCCAGGCCTGCGCCTGATTTGATTCGACTGCAACTACTCTTGCGTTCCATCGTTGCTCGGCTGACATGATCTTGCGCCCTATCTCTTGGAACTGCGCTCTAAAATGATCGGCTTCGACTACAACTACCTCGCCATCTTTTGTCGTGCCTATTACCACAATCGCAGTATAATCTGCAGTCTCTTTCTGACTAATTGCAAGGTCAACTCCGATGTAATACGCCGTGCATTCTTGACCGTTTGTCGTGCGTAACCATTCGCGCTTGATCTTAGCCGCTGATCTATCGACATATTCTGCAAGAAACTCTTGCGCGAAAACCAAGCTCGGTAATAGTTCCTTTTGTCTATCAACTTCGCTTATCTTGATTTGCCCGCCGTCGTATGTCGAGTAGTGGAATGATTGCCAGTCTTCCATAGTCTCGGAGAGCTGATCTAATTGCCAAAAGTGATTCTTGCCTTTTGGCGTTGAGAAGAAATAAGCATCTCCTTCATAATCTGCTAGCATCGGACTAAGCACAAAGTTCCAGTCATCTTCAGCATTCGGGCAGTGTGCCCACTCATCGCAAATCACTCGATGAAACTTATTACCTCTTAAGCCATCCGCTCGGTAAATACCTTGCAAAACCAATGTACTGCGGCCTAGTTTAATCTGGCCTTGTTTGTAAGTTGCGCCAAGCGGTGCAAAGAAATTTTGTGCTTCGGTTTCTCTTCCTGAGAGCTCGGTGTATGAGGGCGCGGTGTAGAGAACATACGAGCCATCAATTTCCAGCATTTTCTCAAGGGCCAAAGCAAAAGCCAGATAAGACTTACCAAAGCGACGGCCGCACCGAACAACATTAAAGCGCTTCCTATTCCGAAGTATCTCAAGCTGTTTGTCATGCGGTTTTATCCTGATCACTGTGTCCATTTTGTGAACCCCACTCAATTATCATTTTGCCTTTCTCTGCTACTTGATTATTCAAGTGAGTCAGTAACTCCATTAGTAGTTTCATGGCTGTTATATCTTCTTTTAGCAAGATCTTTTTATGAATCAGCATATCGATAATTTCAGCCGCTACAGTTTCTTTAGTTTTGCCGGGCTTTGATAGCTCTTGCGCCGCCATCATTGCAAGGTCTTTGACATAGGTTATCGAACCCTTTGGCCTACCATTTCTATTGATACGCTCGGGCTTGTCTCTGAAGCTATGTCCTTTGAGATTATCAGCGCCTGCCATAATAAACTCCCAAACCTAATCCAACACCAAGAGCACCAACAACCCATCCCCAGTTGCTTTCCGTACGAACTTCAGTCGGTAAAGTAATTACCTTAATTGAGTCAGGGCGCGGGCGGTAAACAAGTGAGAAGTGCCCCTTGCGATTTGCATAGGCAAAAGCCATATTGATTGTATCTTGAGTCGCTGTAATTACGCTATCACTTTGAGCTACAAATGCAGTATCTCCGCAAGGGATTTCAACGGGGCGATCTAGGAAATAAACCGTATCGCGATTTCGTACCATGACCGACTTCGTATGTACTGAGTCTCTAATCGTTACAGGGCGCTCTAAGACCTCGACCCTTGTAATAGTATCAGTTACTCTCTTTTGGCTTGTCTTGCCTATGTGAAGCCCTGAAACAAAGCCAATAATAAGCAAGACTGCAACTATCATCATCGCATTAAGCACATCATTGAATCTCATTGCACTACTCCATTCTCAATAAAGAGATTATCTACCATACCATTCTCTTGCACAATTGCAAAACCATGATTGCTATTTGAGTGTGGCATATAGTTTTGTTTCAGCTTGCATAAACAGCCCGTTGTATATGCCTTGTAAAACTTACCGTCCAAGCTCTTGATAGATGCAAAAGAAGTACGATGCACATGACCCATCACTACATTCGCCGCCGCTTTGAGAATCAAAGCGCGGGCGGGGTTTACGCCGCCTGAGACTTTCATCTCGTGACCATGCACTATGTATGTATTTTCTATTCTCATAAACTGTGTAGATTCGACAAAGCGAATATCAAGCTCATCTAGTTTTAAGAGTTGTCGGTAATGAATCAGCTCTGCAACCGCGTCGGCTTTTGCCATCAAATACCGCTGCAATCTGTCTTCATGATTGCCGAGCTTAAAGTAGATTGTTTGCTCTTTGAACTCGGACCGCAATCCGTCTAAAAACTGCTTGGTAAGTTCCAATTCATTCAGGAATTTTGGCGCGTCTGGATGCTTTGGATATCCTGAGATTTGAGCCGCGTCAAGTATATCGCCATTCAGAATGATGTTTTCTACTCTATCCTGCTTAGCATATTGAATCGCTGAAATAAGCGCCGCTTTGTCATGGATGCCTAAGTGAATATCACTGAAGACCGCCGTCTTGCCTTGAATGCGAAGCGTCGGTAAAACTTCCTCGCGTCCATCGTCCATAGTGTTAAGCCATTCAGGAACTCTGCTCGGCTCTTCCACTTGGATTGCATCTGGATCAAACCGCTTGCCTTGTCTATAGTTTAGTATAGCAGCGTATTCTTGATCGTTTAAGCGCGGTCTGTATTGACTCACTGATTAGGAATCCCGTATTTTTCTAAAAGAGCCTGCAATAGTTGTTGCTCTGCATTAAGCTCTGCTTGCTCGGGCGCTTGAAATCTATTACTCCATTGAGCATCGTGATCTTCAGTACAAGGCACTGCATTACAACCATCAGGAAGCTCAATAATAGACTCACCGTCCCAAATAATTATATTTTCAATTGCGTTCGTAGCTGTATTAATTACCGCATATCTCATGTGTTTATCCTACTGTAATAATAATACAAATACCACCACCACCATTCCCACCTGCGCCGCTTGTGAATCCATTGTCAGAAGCAGCACCGCCGCCGCCGCCGCATCCATATTGTCCATTTCCACCAGCACCAGTCGCTTGTCCTGTTTTATATGATCCGCCGCCGCCTGGAGTTCCAAGCGTAGCATAACCATGTGTGAATGTTACGCCGTTGTTTCCATTACCACCGTTTGTACCACCAGATGAAGCTGCTACTGATGAGTAGATACCAGTCCAGTAATCATGAGATCCACCCTGAGTAGATGATGTAGAGTTTGCAGTTTGACCTGATCCACCACCACCTCTGTATCCACCTGTTATTGAATTAGCCTCATTTACTGTCCATGATCTCTGAGATACATTACCTGTAGCTCCATTAGATGAACTACCACCAGAAGAGTTACCAAATATACTATTTGTAATATATTGAACACCGCCTGATCCACTCGATGTACTACCACCATTTCCACCACCACCGCCAATACATTTCAATAGACTTCCGAAAGTAGAGTCACCTCCAGCAGTACCATTAGCGCCTGCAGTTGTATTTGTAGTTTGTCCAGCTCCGCCAGTCCCACCAGCTCCAATAGTTATACTTACAGAACCTGTAATTTGAGTAGCTGTATAATCGGCTATTACCGCTGGAGACCCTGCGCCTGAACCACCACCACATCTGTCAGATGTAGTTGCATATCTTCCACCTGCGCCGCCACCACCACCAGCGCCATACAATAATACCTTAAAGTATTTACCCCACGCAGGAGGAGTCCAAGTTTGTGAACTTGTAATAGTATCTACTTGCACTTGAGGAGCGCTACCACCACCACTCGCGGCCAAAGTAGTGCCTGTCATTGTGAGACCCGTGCCTAGCGTAATCTCTTGCACATCGCCTGAACCTGAGTCACCACGGCCTAATAGTTTTGAAGCGGCTGATACATTTTGAATCTTTGCATAAGTGACCGCGTCATTATCTACAGTCCAAGTAGCTCCTGAACTGCTAACAGTAATATCGCCTTTGTCTCCGTCAGCAACTCCGCCAATTTCTACACCGCCTGCAGTCGAACCATCACCGAGATATAGTTTCTTGGTATCGGTTGTAAATATAGGCTCTCCTTCTGCAGGAGTGATACTTGTACGATTAGTGCTCGTACCGCGTCTTAATTTCAAAGCCATTTTAGTATGTTCCCATATCTAGTGTAAAATCTGCAGGGGCTGCGAAAGTCCCAAAGTCGTAAGCATCTGAAGCTCCACCACTTGCAGTGATCCAAGACAAAGTACCACTACCATTTGTAGATAATACCTGACCATTTGACCCGCCTGCAATGGATAGCTTCTCAAGATTCGTATTGATTGTATTGCTTGTCCCGATTGTCTTGCTTGAGAGCGAATCGGGAAGTTGACCGTTATTTAGTTTTGTTGTTGGCATCTTATCACTTCATGTAATCGCAAAGAAGAATATCTCCGCTAATCGGAGCTGTAGCCATCGTGATTGTATTCGTTGAAATCGTGTAATCATTCCCCGCGCCGCTCTTGAGTCTCTGACCATTTAGATAAAGCCTTTGAGTCCCTGCAGTCGGAGTGTCAGGTAAAGTAAAGGCCGTATTCGAGCCATCTATAGTTCCGCTCGGAGTGACTTCAAATACGAAGTTGCTATTAGTCAGAGTACCGCTTAAATCACGTACATATACAACCGCCGTAGAACCGAGAGTACCGCCACTATTTGAAGTGCAATAGTATCTATATTCGCCTTGAGTAGAACCTTGATCGACATAAACAAGAGAACCTACAAGCTCGTCCCATGCGTCCGAATCACTACTGCGAGTCAAAGCGCTTGAAGATCCGTTGAAAACATAGATACCGTTTTGGCTTTGGGTGCTTTGGTCTTTGACTAAAAGCTTATCCCCACTTGTTAAAGTTACGACGTCAAAGGTATCCGTTCCGGGATTGCTTAAATTGATATTTGCAGTTGTTGCCGCTTTTACAGTTCGATACTTGTAAGCGCTTGGTAATCCAGATATTTGCGTATCTACATATCCCTTCGTTGCAGCATCCCCTGAGTCTGTCGGAGTCGCAAGGGTAGTAAGCTTGTTGTTACCCATTGACTGAGCACCCGTAAACGCTACGCTCCCATCCTTCTTGACAAAGTTTGCGCCGTCCGCTAATTTACTTGAATCTATTGCAGCACCTGCAGCTACTTTCGCGTTGGTTATAGCTCCATCGCGTATCTGGCGGCCTGCTATTGTAGTTTCAGCCATCGTATTATCCTAATTTGTAATGTATTCTAATAACATCACCAACGACAGGCGAAACATTAAGAGTTATTGTCGTTGAGCCGCTTGTCGTATAATCGTTTGTAAGCACTTGCAATACGCCATTAATGAAGACTTGCAAAGAGTTAGGGACAAAGTTCTGCAATGATGTGAAAGTCGCATTTGAGCCGTTGATATTTCCAGTCGGCGTTTCATTCCAGATATACACCGCCGCGCCTGAGTTGATTGTAGCCCCAACCGAAACTCGGACCACCTCTGGAAGCGCCGTAATGACTACATTGTTAGTACTCATGAAGTCACCGTATCGATAATATCCAAATCACCACCAAGCCAATACTTTGTATCACCACCAAGCCAAGAGATTTTCACGTCGTAAACTAGCCCCTTTTGCGGAGTGAGTGCAAGGCTTGTAGCTCCCGGCAAAGAGATTGAAAACTTGCCATCGCTTGCAGGGGATGTTACCGTCGTATTGAAAGTAAAGAGCGTCGCATTTGTAGCCTTTACTCTGCATTGAGCGGTCAAAGTCGCATTCACCAAAGTAATAGCCGCGCCGTCCGCGTCTTTCAATTCCACGGCAAGTGAGAAAGTCTCACCTCGGTAAATTGCTATATTAAATCTATCTCTTCTCATGGCTTGTCCGTAAATAGCTTTGCAATGAATGACCCACCAACCGCGAGACTTAACAGCGTAATCGCCAAGGCTAAGTTATCGCGTAAATAGGCAAAACCGCAACCGGCAATGCCAGCGGCGGCTAAAGCGCCCGCGACTCTGCGAATCTTTGCAGGCGTAGGCTCGTTCCAATATTTGAAGCCAAAGTGCAAACTCACTTGTTAAGCCCTGCAATTATGGAATAGATCTGATCAAGTCTTGAGTGAACCAAAGCAAACTGCTTGTCTATCGATTCGGCTTGCTCTTTCTCGGTCTTCTCGAGCTGAGCTACGCGGTGCTCTAAAGTTGCAGTATTGAATACGTGCTTAGCGGTCTTTTCAATTACATCTGCAATTTGTTTTGCGTGTTGCAAGCGTTCCCTATTCATGAATCTGAAAAACATAATAACAATCGTTACCGTACTTACCAGAGTCGCTAGAACATTACGCAAGAGTTCACTAAATATATCCATTGTATCTATCTTAAAACAAGCGGTCTGCCTAAACAGACCGCCCGCGGAGTGAAGGCATGAGATAAGGAGTGCCTATGTTGGCAAAACAAATATAAGCACAAGTAAAACGGACTTAGAAATTTTATTTTTAATAAATAACAAAATCCGTAATTCTGAAGTATGAGGTGGGATTAATTACTCGCGTCCTTGCCCAAACGCCATCGCCGTCATGCTGAGAGCCGCGAAGCCCCGAGCTTGTATTGCCCTCGACTGTCGTACCCTTTTTGCCCTGCCAAGTGTCCACTATCCCTGCATGACCGAAGGGAGTCGTTCCCCTTCGCCATACAATGATTGTGCCCGGTGGTAGTGTCATGTTTTCAGCAATGACTTTCGTAGCCTTTATGGTCTTATTCCGAGTAGCGAAATGACGCGCCAAGCCTGATCCAGTGAACGGCAAACCCTTGACCCCTGCAGAGTCAAGACAAAAGTTCACAAA